AGTAATCGAGAGCTCAGCGAACAGGAACAGCAGGCGATCATTGCGACAGTCGGCGTACCTATGTCGCTGATTCTGTCGAACGCAGCGAACTACGCGACGGCCCAGCAGGACGCTATCGCCATGTACACCAATACGGTACTGCCTCAGTGGGACCAGGTGCACGCGGCAACGCTCAATGAGTTTCTGAGTATCGACGGCCTGACGATGACGGTAGATCAGAATCGCATTGAAGAAATGCAATCACGCCAGCTGCAACAGGCCGAGCAGATCACAAAACTTGTTGGTCAGCCGGTGATGCTTGTTGACGAGGGCCGCGCGTGGCTGGGGCTGGCGCCACTGGAGCGCGCAATTACGCAGACGGCCGAAGCAGCGCCAGCGGCAGAAGCGCCAGAGGTCGAACAGCAGTCATCGGAGAGCGTGACCATTGGCGACACCGAGATGCGCGCAGACCTAGAGCGTTGGCGAACAAAGGCGCTCAAGCGATTGAGAGAGGGCAAGAGCGCGCAGGCGAGTTTCGTATCGACTACGATACCGCCAGAGCTCAGCGTGGCTATTTACGCGGCTCTCGGGCACGCTACGACATCTGACGCGGTGCGCAGCGTGTACTCGGCCCATCTGCGCGCCATCGGTGATCTGACGCCGGAGGAGCAGCGCATCTACCGCGCCATCCTGCCGATCTTGCGGTCGTCAATTGAGCCGGCAGCGCAGGCAATTATCGCAGGCGGCACGTTTGATCTGAGCATGCTTAGCGCCGAGTTGCAGGCGGCATTGTTGCCAGTGCTGACGCGCATCTTTGCCGCGCGTCTGGCGGATGACATGGGCACCGGCGTAGAACTTGCAACGTCAGTAATTAACCAAACGGCGTTGGCGTGGGCGCAGACGTACACCTACGATCTGGTGACAGGACTGAACGAGACGACGCAGGCCGCGCTACGTGACGCGTTCGCGACGTTCAACAATACTCCGGGCATGACGCGCCAGCAGCTGGAGGCGCTGCTTGAGCCGACGTTCGGCCAGGTGCGCGCCAGTATGATTGCCGTGACAGAAACGACGCGCACGGCGTCATCGGCAGTTGCTGAGCGTCAAAGGTATTTGGCTGCGTCGGGCATCGACATGATCCGATACTGGAGCACCAGCGGCGATGAACTGGTATGCGAGATATGCGGCCCGCTCAATGGCAAATCTGAAGCCGAGTGGCGCGGCGGGCCTCCGCCGGCTCACGTCAACTGCCGATGCTCCACTGTGCTGCGCTTAGCAGGTCAGTGACGACGCCTGAGCGCAAGGCAAAGCAAAGCCCCCAGCCGTGCGGCTGGGGGCGATGTGGACCAGGTGAGTTATTCGGCAATCCGGCCAATGGAGTCGGTCAACCAAATCCAACTCTTCGGGGTGATGCGAAAGCCGTACAACGTGTTCGCATGCGTCTTAACAAAAACATCGTCGCTGTCGCGCAGGTACACGTGACCCGTCTGCGTGTAAAATCCGTGATGCGCCGCGGCCATCACCATGAGTTCTTGCGGGCTGAACGAGTCCCGCACGTAAGGCCTCGACAAGAGTTGAAACGTGATCCCGATTTTGTTGCGGTTTGCCTGCGCGATCTCGAGTACAAAGTCTGGCACAAAACCAAAAGAGGTGATGAACGCGGTCATGGTGAAGCTCCTCTGTGCGCCAGCGAACCGTTCACTGGCATAAACTGAGTATAGCGCAAACACTATACGCATGCAATACGAGAAACTGGGCAATCTAACGGCGGCGACGCAGTGATCAGGGCAAAGAGAAACCCCGGCCGAGTGGCCGGGGCTGAGCGGTGCGGGCGGTGTGGACCGTGGGGCCTAGACCCGGCTAAGCCGGATGTAGTCTTCGGGCATGTCCCAGTCCCAGCCGGCGTACAGTTCGAGTTCGTACTCGCTGCCGAAGCCGAGTGCTTCGAACTCCCACTCGTAGGTCTGGCGGGCGGCCTCGAGGGTCAGGTATGCCTTGTCCCACGCGGCGACGGCCTGCCGCGCTGCCGGGCTGTTGGCCGACACGTGCGCGTCGTCCAGCTTGTCGATGCGGGCGATCGCCACCAGCAGGGCGACGTTCGCGGCCACGTAGGCCGCGGCGATCGGGGCGATGGCGGCCTGAGCGGCCGTGCGGGCCGTGCGGGCGGTGCGGGCGGTGCGGGCCGTCGTGGTGGTCATGGTGAAGACTCCTCTGTACGCCAGCGAACCGTTCACTGGCATAAACTGAGTATAGCGCTAGTGCTATACGTATGCAATAGGGAAAACGGGGCAATTTGATGGCAATAAAGATCAACGGAGTAGCAGCGCTGGCGCGAGAGCTGCGCCTGGATTTCGATCGATCAATGGCACCTGCGTATCTCGCGGTGGGCGAACTGGTGCGCGCTGAGATTGCGCCATACCCGCCAGCGCCGCCATACACGCCGCCGTCGTGGTACGAACGGGGCTACGGCACGCGCTATCAGAACCGCAACGGGCGCAAGAGCGGGCGCAAGACCTCGGAGATGATGGGCCGACGCTGGGATGTGCGATCGCGCGGCGACGGCTCAGCGCTGGTAGTGAATACGGCGTCATACGCGCAATGGGTACACAGCTACGACAGGCAGGCCCGCGTACACACTCGGCGCGGCTGGGTCACCGATCGGCTGGCAGTGCAGCGCGTTGAGCGCGGCGGCGCCATGCGAAAAGTCATTGAAGCGCGCCTGCAAAAACTGCTTAATAGCAAGCGTTGACGATGCTGTTATACTGTGTTTAGTGGAGGGTAAACAGAATGACTAAACAATCTGTTAAAGTCGGACGGCGCAACAGTGCGGAAGACATGGAGCGCATTCAGCGCGTGCATGATCTGATGATGGAGCTGGGCGCGCAATGTGCAATGCATGACGACGATTACGACGACGACATGACGGAGCGTGAAGACGCTGAGCCGACGTTAGAGCAGCTCATTGCTGACGCGATGGGCGTCAAGGAAGAACTGTACGGCGGCATCGAACGCGCAAAGCTCACCGATGAGGATTTTGTCATTCCTGAGGAGCGCGCGTTTCCTGTAATGACTCGCGGCGACGTGCAGGATGCTGTATCCAGCTGGGGCCGATACCGCGGTCCAGTGACGTTTGAGCAGTTCAAGCAACGCCTGACAGTGCTGGCACGACGCAAAGGCTTAGAGGACGCCCTGCCCGCATCGTGGCAAATGGCGAAGTCTGCCGGCAGCGTGAAGGCTCTCGGCAACGGCAAGATCGGCGGCTATCTGGTGCTGTTCAGCGATGACGCGACGCCTGATCTCGCCGGTGACTTCTTTGTGAAGTCAACGCAATTTGGCGTAGACCAGGGCGATGCATTGCCGGTGTACTATCAGCACGGCATGGACCAGACTATCGGTAAACGCCGACTCGGTAAGGCCATGGTCACCAAGATTGATGATGCTGGCGTCTGGATCGAAGCGCAGCTAATGATGCGCGACGAGTACGAGGCCGCTATCTACGATATGGTCCAAAAGGGCAAGCTGGGATGGAGCAGCGGCGCAGCGTCTCACCTGGTGGAGCGCCAGAACGTCGGCAAGTCTGCCATGATTACATTCTGGCAACTGGCCGAGGCATCGCTTACGCCGACACCGGCAGAGCCGCGTACCAGCGCCATGATTACAAAATCTCTCCCACCGGAGGCGACGCCAGAGGCGCAACAGCGCGGCGACGTGGTGGTTATCGTTCAATCGACTATCAGAGTTACGGAGTAATTCCTCATGGAGATCACCACGGAGACCCTTAAGGGACTCATCAGCGACGGCGTCGGCGAGGCGTTAAAGCGCCTGGAGCAGATGCCGGTTGAACGACGCGGCGGCGTTGTTGTCGGCGGCGTTTCGCCGGACGGCGGCACGGCTGACAAAGAAGTAAAGACGTTTGGCGACTTCCTCATGGCCGTCAAGCGCGGCGACTACAAGCGCCTGCATAGCGTTTACAACAGTCGTATTGAATCCCGTGACGGCAGCGTTAAGGCCGCACAGGCCGAAGGCGCCGGCAGCACCGGCGGCTATCTGGTACCGGCTGAGTTCTTGCCGCGCCTGCTCCAGATCGCCGCAGAGAACGCCATCGTTCGGCCGCGCGCGTACATTCAGCCGATGAACAGTAACACGCTGAACATTCCGGCGCTGGACCAGAACGGCACCGCTGGCGTTGGCAAGTCAAACTTCTTTGGCGGCATGGTTGCATCATGGACTGGCGAAGCCGGTACACTTGCCGAAACGTCAGTAGAGTTCAATCAGATCACGTTGACTGCAAACAAGCTCGGCGGTCACACACTGGCCTCTAACGAACTCATGGAAGACAGCGCGGTTGCTCTTGAGTCGCTTCTGGCAAACATGATGGGCCGTACCATTGGATGGTACGAGGATTACGCATGCCTTCGCGGTAACGGCGTCGGCCAGCCGCTGGGCGTTGTCAACGCGCCTGCCGCCATCCCTGTTACGCGCGCTGGCAGCGGCAACGACCTTGACTACGCCGACGTGACGGAGATGCTGAAGTCTTTGCTGCCCAGTTCGCAGGGCAACGCTGTATGGATTCTGCATCCCTATCTGTTGCCGGACCTTGCCGCATTGCAGCAGACCAGCAACACGATGGTAACGTTCTCGCAGAACCTGCGCGACGGCCTGCCGACGCGGTTGATGGGCCTGCCGGTGATCTTCTCTGAGAAGGTGGCTGCGCCGGGCTCTGCTGGCGACGTCATCCTTGCTGACTTCTCGTACTACGTCATCGGCGATCGGCGCTCACTGGCTATCGCATCGTCGGAGCACTACCGATTCCTTAATGACCAGATGACGTGGCGCTTCACGCACCGCATGGATGGTCAGCCGTGGATCAAGGCGCCGATCACGCTGGCGGACAACACCAACACGGTGTCGCCGTTTGTGTATCTGAACTAGGAGGTTTTGTACCATGCCCAACTACACTGAGCGTTTCACCGAGACGGTGGCGCTACTGGATACGATTAACCCGGCGCTGGTTGACAATGCCGCCGCCGAGACCGGATGGGTTGCCGTCAAGCTCTACCGCCGCATTATTGGCGTCGTGCTTCTCGGTGCTACTGACATCGGCGTTACCCTGATCCGCTTGTTGGGCGCTACCGACGGCAGCGGCACCGGCAGCACGGCAATCAAGACGGCAACGAACTTGACTGCCACTGACGACAACAAGCAGGTACTGCTTGAGGCCGGCATTGACGCGCTGACGGGCTACACGCACGTCAAGCTCACCGCGACAGTTGGCAACGGCGATACCGGCGCGCAGATCGCCGGTGTGCTTCTCGGTTCGGTTGCGCGCTATGCCGACGTGACGCACGACACCACGGTTGCGCAGGTGGTTGTCTGATGGCACGCCGGCGCAGCACTGCAATTAACGTCGCTGTGTCGGCAGAGCAGCCCGCATTACCAGTAATGGTAGTGCGGGCTGTGTCGGCGTTCAGTGACGTATTGACACGACGACAATACAAAGCTGGAGACGTAATACCGTGGGACGCTGAGCGTGCTACGCGCTACGCTGAGCGTGGATTGGTGGTCATTGAATGGCATATGCAAGCCTGACTGATCTGAAGTCTTATCTCGGCATTCCAACGGCAACAACGGCAGATGACACGCTGTTGACGCAAATGCTGGCGCGTGCGCAGGCCTTTATTGAGTCGCCAGCGGGCGCCGGGCGAGTCTTTGAGGCAGCATCAGACACTATTAAGTATTTTGATGCGGTGCGCGACGTCGAAGGCCTGATGCTCTGGTTTGACGAAGGCCTCGACCTGTGCCAGCTTACCAGCGTACTGAACGGCGATGGTACCACTATCGCCCTTAGCGGGCTGGTGACAGAGCCGCGCAACGCTTTGCCGTACTACGGCCTGCGGCTCAAATCCGGCCTTGACGTGGCGTGGGAATGGGACGATACGCCGGAGCAGAAAATCGCTGTCACTGGCCGATGGGCCTACAGTATTACCGCGCCGCTGGACATTGTGCACGCTACCATCCGCCTGGCGTTTTCGTATTATCGGCAGCGAGATAACGCTTTCGATATTGCTGCACCGACAATCAGCAGCGACGGTGTAACGCTTATGCCGACAGCCATACCGCGCGACGTGCTCGACACGTGCATTAGATATCGGCGCTTGCGATGAGCCAGATTGCAAACATTTACGATCGGCTGGCGTCACAGGCTGTGTTATACAACAGCGTGGCGCCTACGGTGTACTGGTTGGAGACCACACCAAACAGTATTGAGTCTGCGCAGCTGCCGGCGCGCATCATTACGCCTATCAGCAGTCGTCAGCGCGAGGACTTCGGATTTATTGCGCTGGGCACTGGCGCGCGCGTCATCTGGACATTGCAAGATGTGTTGCTGGTACGCCCAGCGGCACAGATGCGCGGCCCGCTTGATGTGCTGCGCCCGCTGGTCACGTACTGCGGTGCGTATGCTACCGCAATGCGATCGTTCCGTGAGCCGGGACAGGCCAGCGCAGGGAGCCGCACTACGCTGGATCGTGTTTCGACTGACGTTGTTACGTATGAATGGCCCAGCGGTTCAGGGCAATATTATTGGGGCGTTTTGGCAACGTTGACTATTTCTGAGTATCTGACTTAGGAGGGCCTAGATCATGCCGGCTGCACCGCGCGATCTTCTTGCCGTACAGATCGGCAAAGAAACCACATGGGGGACGTCCGTCAATCCGACGGCGAAACTCATGCTTGTTACTGATATCACGCTGACGCCTATTGTCGAGTCGACAGTACACGAGGATATGCGCGGCTCTCTGGCGCCGGGCCACGTGGCTACGCTGGACAGCGTTGGCGGCGAAGCGTCAATGGAAGTGGTACTCAGCTACGAAGACGTTTCGTATATTCTGGACAACCTTTTTAGCGAAGCAACGCCCAGCGGCGGCGGCCCGTACACGCGCGATTATCCCGCGCCGACTACCGCTGTTACCACGCCGCGCCTGCTGACGCTGGTACAGGGTCAGGGCACGTTTGTCTATGGCCTGCACGGCGGACTCATTACGAGTACAACTATCTCGCTTGCCTCTAATGCGCCATGGACTGCTAGCAGCGACTTAATCGGTAAGCGCGTCGTAGAGGATGCCTTCGCGTCGTTGAGTGACCGCACCGTAACGCCGATCATGGGCAATGACACAGTTCTGTACATTGACGCATGGGGCGGCACCATCGGTACTACGGCCATCACGGCTACCTACATGAGCGCTGAATTGTCGGTAGAGGCCAGCCGTGAACTGGTGTACGGACTCGGCGCAGTGGAGCCGCGTACCTACGTAGAAAACCGCTACACTGGTTCGCTGCAGCTTGTGCTGGAAGTGACGTCACAGACCGAGGCGATTGTTAACGGTCTTCTTGCGCCGGCACTGACGCAGAATCAGATTCGGCTTGTCGCCACGCAGGGTACGCAAAGTCTTACAATTGATTTTGCTGGTACACTGACCACGGCCCCGGAGATTTTCACCGACACAGACGGCGTGATTACGTATGATCTCACCTGGGATGGTACGTACAATGCGACGTTGACCAACTGGCTTGACATTACTTCCGTAAGCAGTGTCGCAACACTCGCCTAATTTGCTGATGAGGAGACGCCAACCATGCCACTGATTATTGAGCCGCCGACAAAGCAGACGCCGGGATTCGCCAGGCGCAACAAGCAAATCTTGATGATGCAACAGCGCATTAAAGAGAACGACCCGGCAGCGTGGGACACAGTCATTGCCCTGCTTGCGCCGTTCGTTGTTGAGCATGCCGGCTACGACACGGCACAGGACGCGCTTTGGGACGCCAGCGAGGATCAACTGCTTGGCGCACTAAAGGCTATGGCGGGAAACTCGACGACCCCGTAGCACGTCGCGAGATCAGGCACTGGCTACGGGGCAGTGTCAAAGAAACGCCATTCTGGATTGTGTTGCTTGCCCTGGCGCAAGGTGACCCACTTCGCGCGCAGCAGATGGAAGAAGACCTGAACGAGGAATGGCTGACATACGGAATAATCTACATGTCAGAACGTAACGCGCATCAGGAACGGGAGAATAAGCGCCGTGGCCGCAACACTGGAAATCATCGTAAGCGGTGACAGCACCGACGCCCAACAGGCATTAGATAAGATTGCAAAGTCTCTCGGCGTTCTCGGTAAAGATACTGAGGACGCCGAGAAAAAACAAGAATCGTTCTGGAGTAGCGTTGCCAGCTTTGCGACTGGCTCAGTTGTTGCCGATGCTATCGGCGGCCTTGTCGGCCTTGTCGGCACTCTGGGTTCCGCAATCCTTGAGGCCGGTAATCAGGCGTCAAGTGCACGCACCATCCTGCAAGGTCTTGCCGACGGCGTCGATATGCAGCAGCTGCTCAACGACGCTAATATGCTGTCGGTAAAGTACGGCGCTGACGTGCCAAACGTCGTAAGCTCAGTTAAGACGCTAATGGAAGAGTTCGGCCTGAGCGGCGAAGAGGCAACCAACATGGTTATTGCCGGCTTCGAAAAAGGCATGGACACCAGCGGCGACTATTTGGACACCCTCGGCGAGTACTCCAACCTCATGGCGGAAAACGGATTTACCGCCGAACAGTTCTTTAGCATCATGCAGAACGGGCAGGCTGGCGGCGTGCTCGGCACCGACAAGATCGCCGACTCATTCAAAGAGCTTGGTATTCGTTTGAGGGAAGTGCCAGACGAAATCTTTGGCCCAGAGGGCGCGCTGCGCACGGGGCTTGGCATGACCGACGAAGAAGTTTCTGAACTGTACGACGGCATGGCCGACGGCTCAATAAGCGTAGCCGACGCCTACGCAAAGATCATCCCGAAACTCGAGGCAATCGAGAACCCGATCCAGCGCAACGCCGCAGGCGTGGCACTGTTCGGCACGCAATGGGAAGACCTGGGCGAAAAGGTCATCTTTGCAGCAGACGATGTGATAACGACGCAGGAAGACATCGCCGCCGCTGCTGACGCGTCGCGCAACAGCATTGGTTCATTGACAGATATTGCGCCACTGCTGACGTCAAAACTCGGTGTGGCGCTGTTGCCGATCAGTGACGCGCTAATAGGCATGGTCAACGCGTTTCTACAAGGCGGTGATCCTATCGCCGTATTCAGTAGTTCGCTGCGTGACAGTGGCTTTGGCGAGTTTGCTACAATGTTTCAGTCATTCGTCGGCTTTATGCAGACCACCGGTATTCCAATGATTGGCGGACTTGCCGCGGCGTTTGTCTCGTACAGCGCCATCACGTTTGCAACGACAATCCCGGCGCTGCTGGCGCAGGCCGCCGCTGCAACTGTGGCGTTCCTGCCGTTCCTTGTTGCCGCCGCTCCGGTAATCCTCGTTGCCGCCATCATTGGCGCAGCGGCAGCGCTGATCATTGCCAACTGGGAGCCAATGGCCGCAGCGTTCAGCGCAGCCGGCGGAGGCATCGAAGGCGTCGGCGCTGCGTTAATGACCCTGGGCAGTATTGTGTACGACTGGATAGCTAACGCCGTCGGCCCGTTGATTGCTGCGCTTGCCGTGTGGGCTACAGAGCTCTGGCAATGGATTGCCGAGAGCTGGCCCAAGGTTGTTGCGCAGTTGGGCATTTGGTGGGGCAAGTTCACAACGTGGCTTCAGAGCATCCCGGCAAAGATACCGCCGCTCATGGTTGAGTGGGGCAAGTCGATGCTGAGTTGGATATCTGGCCTTTGGGATTTGGCCAAGCCGCTGTTTGAATCTTGGTGGGGCAGTATCAAGACATGGTTCGAAGGCCTGCCGGAGATCATCAAGACGACCGCTGGCGCGCTCGGTAAGGCAATGATTGAAGGCATCGGCAAAGGCATTACTGACGCTGCCGGCGGATTGCTGGACAGCCTGCGCGGGGCAGTCGATGGCGCTATGGACGGCGTCAAGCGCTTCTTTGGCATCAGAAGCCCTAGCAAAGTGTTTCGCGACGAGATCGGCCTGAACCTCGGCGACGGCATCGCGCTTGGCCTGGTGAGCAGCATTGGTACCATCAGGGCCGCGTCAATTGCCGCAGGGCAGGCGGCGATGATGGGCGCAGGGCGCGGCAGTGGCGCCATGATGGCCCAGTCCAGTTCGGTCAACTACAATTACAACTACGCGCCGGTGTACTCAGCTACGCCGTCAAATCCGGCGGCGGACTTCCAGATGATGCAAAGCCTTGCGAGGACTATATGAGCTACTGGCAAATACTGAAGCCGCAGGCCGGGCAGAACTTGATTGTTAACCCGTCGTTTGAAAACAACACATCAACCGGATGGACTGCGGTTTCAACGACGCTTGATGTCGTTCCGCTGTTCACATATCGCGGAGCTCTTTCCTTGCGTATGTCCAGCCATTCGGATAATTTTG